GCATTGCCGGACACCTCTGCATCGCCGAACACCCTTGCATCGCCGAACACCCTTGCATTGCCGGACACCTCTGCATCGCCGAACACCCATGCATTGCCGGACTGGTTTACATTTCCTTCTTTTTCTACCCATCCGCCAGTTTCTCCGGCTTCTACATTCCCAAATGAAATGAGTGCTTTGATTCGGAAAAGTTTCTTTCCGAAAATGTTAATTTTGGTTTCTGATGTTAATTCAAATTTCTTCATTTTCTTTATCCTCCTTAATTACTGTGAATGCACAGTTTCTTTGTTTCGTCTTTTGAATTTCGTGTTATACTCTCCTTTGGAAAGGAGGTGTAATAATGACGGATAATGAAAAACGCGCACATGATTTAGCCATTGCAGTTTGCACTGATGTTTGCCATTTAAAACGTCAATCTCAAGTTGATGTTCGCACCATCTTAGAAGCCTTTTCCTTTTTCTTCTTTTTACTCATAAAATTTGCTCCTTTCTATTCCGGTAACTTTGGTTCAAGAAACTTGTCTGTTCCAACAGATAACGCCCCACAAATTAATTCGTATTCATCGAAATCTAATCTGCGATTTCCATTGAGAGAAAGATTGAGTTTCTGAACAGGAATGCCAGTTTTGTTGGCGACAAATGTCTGCGTTATACCGTTGTTTTCAAGGTACGACTTAATCTTTTTACCAACGCACATTCTTCATTTCTCCTTTCTATTTAATTTCGTTCCTATCGAACAATTACAGTATAACTTCGAATTACTCGAATGTCAAGAAGAAATTTCGAGTAAATCGAAATTATTTTATTGACAGTTCGAAATTTCTATATTATTATTAGCTATGGAGGGAGGAAACGATAATGACATTTGGTGAGAAAATCAAACAAGCCAGAACGGCAAAGAAGCTGACCCAGAAACAACTTGCAGAAAAAATCAATGCAAAGCACAATTCAATTAGTGACTGGGAAAAAGATAAGTGTAAGCCAGATATGGACACTATTGAACTTCTATGCGGTGTTCTGGAAGTAACACCAACATACCTCATGGGTTCTAAAAGCGATGACGATTATGCAACCATAATTGGAAATCTTATGTCGGAACCTGACATCTTAGATTTTATCGAGGAATACAAAGCACTCGATAAAGAAGATAAGAAAGCAATAAAACAAATAGTTTCATCACTACAAAAGGAGCAAGGGTTAATCCCCTTGCTTCTTTGATTTTAGATATTTAATAAGAATTGTATAGACAAATTTTAATTTGCCCTCATTTTCAGTATTCTCTATCATTTCAATAATTTCTTTCTTGTAATCCATATTATACCTCCTACCGCACAAAAACACTTGCTCTCTTTTACATTGCATTATCTTTGGTACGATAAAGTGGCATCGGCGGACAAATCACCCCTCGCTAGTTGCCAATGATAGACCGGAACATTCGTAATATCGAATATAATTTTTACTTTTGCAAAAAGGAAGTTCGCTTTGAGTGGAATTTTTATTGTTTCTATAATACCGTCTGTTTTCAAAATTCCCTTCGCGTTCCTGGTCAAGGTCGAATGCCTGCACATGTGTTGAGCAGAGTATATGTCAGAATCCTTGTGTACATAATCATCCACGCACATTGGAAGATGGATTATATAATTGACAAAAACTATAACCGATATCAAAATTAGTACTTTTTTGACTCTTTTCATTCTACTATATTGCATGATGCTATAATCAACTATAACATATAGAATTCTTATTTAACGCAAATGGCGAAAATGACAATTTAAAGGACTGATTTGCATGAAAATTGCGATTTGTGACGATAATTCTTTACAGATTGATTTTTTTAAGGCTCATATTGATGAGTTTTTGAAAAAGCGCGGAGACAAGAGTTACACGCTAAACACTTATAGTAGTGGAAAGCCGCTGATTGATGATATAGCAGACGGTCAATGGTACGATATAGTCGTGTTGGATGTGGTCCTTGATAATGAGAATGGCATAAATGTTGCAAGACAGCTCAGGAAAAATGGATATAATGGCAACATTGCCTTCTGGACAGCATACAAAAACTATGTATTTGACGCATTGGACGTCTTGCCAGTGCATTACATCATCAAAGGCTCTGAGCATGGACGCATGTATTCTGTCGTAGCACACACATTGGAAGATATCCGTGAGAAAGCCTTGACTATCAAAAACCGAGATCACTTCCATCGGGTAGAATTCCGTCACATCGAATACATAGAAAGCCGAAATAAATCAATTCTTGTCCACTGTACCTGCGGTATCATACATGTAGTACGTGGAAAGCTGTCAGATATAGAGCCTCGCCTTGACGGAAGATTTCTCCGTTGTCATCAGAGCTACATCGTAAACATGGATGAAATCAAAGATGCGTCAGATCATTTCGAAATGATATCAGGGGATATCGTTCCGATCAGGCAGAGGGAGGCTGCAAAAATAAGGAATCTATATAAGAATTATATCGAAAATTTTGAGTAATCGTGTCAAAGGGGGAAACTATGAAAAAGATACGAAATGTGTTGATGATTATTTGGACTGCATTCATTGTGCTGATGATTGTGGCTTTGATGAGTTCAAACGATCTTTCATCGGACAATATTATGGTCGTTGTTGTACTTGAGACATTTGGAATTGCTGTTTTGTATCTTATTTTTGCACTTTTGCTGTCTATTAAAAATAAGGTTCAAAAACCTGCAATATCAAATAATTCCGTAGCAACCCAGCCGGCGGTTGTAGAAAAACCTGTTCGAGTATTGAATCTGAGAGTTATATCCGGTAAGGAGGATTTTGAGCTTGGTTCCAAACACACAAGATTTGATTTGAAGCAATGGAAAGATGGATCTGTTACAGTGTCAGATGCTCCAACCAAATATGAACTTTTCGACTATGAATGGAACGGGTCGGAATACAGAACAGTAGAAAAGACAACTACAACATCTCACACTAAAGGGAAAAGTAAAGAAAAAACAAAACGAAAAGGAAGATTAGCTGGTGCTGTTATTGGTACGGCTGCTACAGCTGTCACGCTTGGAAACCCTGTTGTCGGTGCAGCTGTCGGTGCAGCTGTTGGAACCGGAAAGAAAACTAAAGGAAAGAATAATTCCACTACTACTGGAACTGCTACCACAACAAGTGATAACATTGAAGTGGATTCTTATGCATCTATGAAAATGCGGAATATCGAAACCAATCAAATAAATATTATTGGATTCCGATGTAGTTCAAATATAGATATGCAGTTAAAGAGTTTCAATATTTCCAAAAGCTCTGATGCTGTTGAAAATGTTCGAAATCAGAAAACATCCGTTGAACTACTGAAGGATTACAAAGAGCTTTTAGATAGCGGTATTATTACTCAAGAAGAATTTGACCAGAAAAAATCAGAACTTTTATAAAAAGAACCGGCTCCTGCTACCAACGGGAACCGGTTTTTAAAAAAAAGAAAAATATTTTTACGTTCCGCAAAGCATAACGAAGTGAAACGTATCGCCTGACAAGTCATATTGTATCATCTTCGGTGTGTTCGGACAAGTCAGAAAGTTTGTTCGGTTAATAAGGAGGAAAAGAAATGGCAACTGCAAAAAAACTGCCATCTGGCTCATGGAGATGTCAGGTATTCAGTCACATCGAAGAAATCCCGTTATCAGACGGGACTATCAAAAAGAAAAGGGTTTATAAATCTTTTACATGTTCAGATCCTAGCAAAAAAGGGAAGCGAATCTGTGAGCAAATGGCTGCCGAATGGGCAGCAAAAAAAGAAAGTGAAGTATTGACTGCGCGATATGTTCCACCAGAAGATATGACATTAAAAGAGGCATGTAATAAATACATAGAAAGCAGAACAGGTGTTTTATCCCCTGGAACTATTAGAGAATATAAGCGATCTGTCAAAAGAGACATGGCTAAACTTATGTCATTAAATATAATGGAAATCACTCAAGAGGATGTTCAAGCTGAAATGAATCGTGAAGCACTTACTCATTCGCCAAAAACTGTGTACAATATGCATGGCTTTCTTTCTACTGTCTTGAAGACTTATCGTTCGGATTTCATCTTAAGAACTTCCTTACCTAAAAAGGTAAGACCGAAAATCTATGTACCTACATCTGCCGAAGTCAAAAAGGTAATTGAATGTACTGTAGGTAGTGAATTAGAGATACCTGTTCTTCTGGCAGCATTCGGTCCGATGAGGCGATCAGAAATCTGCGCGCTTAATTCTGATCATATCAAGCAGAACATAGTACATGTCGAATATGCTATGGTTATGAATGATTCTCATGGTTGGGTTATCAAAAGACCAAAATCTTTTGCTGGTGACAGATTCATTTCATATCCAGGTTTTGTTGCAGATAAATTAAAAGGAATACATGGGAAAATAACAAATTTGAACCCATCGCAAATATCCGACAGATTTTCAGATCTGTTAGATGACAATCAGATTCATCATTTTCGATTCCATGATTTGCGTCATTATTGCGCATCTGAGTTGCATACTCTTGGAATTCCAGATGTATATATTATGCAGCGCGGCGGTTGGGAGGATGATACCACATTAAAAAATGTATATCGGCACGTTCTGGTTGATCGAGAAAAAGAGATGAATGAAATTGGGAATGATTATTTTTCAAAGCTATGCAACACGGAATGCAACACAAAAAAAGAAAGTGCTGAAAAATAGCGTATATTAGGATTTTTCTTGCAGGTTCAAGTCCTGTCATCCGCATTTTTATGAAAATCTTGTATTCACTGGTTCTCGCAAAGAACGTAGTGTTTTCAATGGTTTCGGCAATTTCAAATTAGCTCATAAAATATGTTATTTTGCCAGTTTTGGCATAAAAAAGAAGAACTATGCAACACGAAATGCAACACGAATTTGATACAATATGTAAAAAACAGCCCCAAGGAGTAACCTCCAAGGGGCTTAAATTTATGCTTTTTTGATGTATTTTGCAGAAACAAATCCGAAATACTTTCCGGCAATGCGGATGTAGTACCAGTCGGTTTTGTCTTTTGTTCCTATCAGCGACAAAAAGGTGGCAATGCCATTAGCCAATTATTAGATGGCAATCAAATCTTTCCAGGTGTTCTTTCCGCATTCCCCGTCAACGCTCAGAACCCCGTTTCTGGATTTCTGATACTGTTTTAATGCATAAATGGTATTTGCATCTGCTTTTCTGGATAAGCTCAGTGCTTTCCCGTTTTTTCCTTTAAATCCTCTTGCGATCAAAATCTCTTGAAGCAACAGGACAGAAGTTCCTTCGCTTCCAAGTTTTACTAATTTTGGCTCAAACATATAACCGGCTCCTTTCGATGTGGTCGTTGATGGTTTTGTGCTAGTTGATGGTTTTGCGGTAGGCTTACTTCCAGTAGTATTGGTAAGTCCACTAAAATCAATTCCTTTTCCAGTAAATCTAAGACGATGCGTCCATCCGTGACTATACAGGTACCAGGGCTGTGTACGGATTTCATTTCCGGAGTTGTCCTTTGTATCGGCGGTTCCCTCGGATGATCTGGCGTGTACGATATTATTTTTATCAATCGCCATCGCTACATGACTATTGGATCCATTCGAATTATTGTCCGCCAGTTCCAGATCGCCTTTGATCATCTGCGCATGCGCTGTCTGATTCCTAGCAACAACCTCAAATCCGGCATTCAGCATCTTGAGCATATTGCCAGTATAAGAGCAATTCTCTTTGAGATAACGTGCCTGTTTGGTAAGCCCATTTTTGAGGAACGCATAGTAATAAGCAGTAAGCGCCAATGAGCTACAGTCGAAAGATTTCGGAATGTTAATTTCGTATAAACTCCTAATTCTCTGACTGTATCCATGACTGTTATCATTCGCAATATTCACTGCAAAGCTTACTGCATCGTTTCTCACATTCTGGATAATCTGTTCTTTTGTCTTTGCCATTGTTCCACTCTCCTTTGCTTCTGTATAATCTTTATAAAATACATTTCTATCAACTTTGGCATTAATTCCTGGAATCGTTGCTTTTGAGCTGTACTGCCAGCCAACGCCCCAACTTGGACGTAATCTCTCAACTACTGTCCCCTTATCATTTGCCGGATATCTGGCAATCCAGAAATCATGCTTTTTGAGGTGACTGCAAATCACGGTATTGTACCAATCAACGTTGCAGTAAATTCCGAACTTATATCCTGCGGATTCCACGATTTCACGGAACGCATCAGCCATCTTGTGAATGCTTTCAGAGCCAAGTGTACGCTGATTATTGTGTTCCAAATCCAGAAATACTGGAAACTGAATCTTTCTTCCATTCAGTACGGAAACAACCTTTCTGGCTTCACTCCGGGCTTCGGATACTGTCGAAGCATAGGAATACTTGTATACTCCTACTGGAATTTTATATTTATTGCATCCGGCAAAGTTGTTCTCGAACTGTCCATCAATAACATTTCCGGCTTCTGTAATTCTCAAGATTGCAAAATCCATTCCGTAATTTGCAACCTTATTCCAATCAATCTTCCCTTGCCACGATGATACGTCAATTCCTTTAATTTCCATCTGTCTTCCTTTCTCCGGTCTTGCACCGGCGCAAATTCCAATATATGTCATTCAAACGTGCTTAAAAAGTGTTATGCTCGTTTCAATACAAGATCAATAAGGTAATTTCCTTGTGGAAATGTCGGATTCGCATAAACAATATTGTTTTGTATTGCTATTGAAGCTATAGTACCTGTAGTACTGACAACTCCAATATTGGATACTGCTTGCATTTTTATATCGGATGGTAATATTGCAAGCGTATTCTTTGAAGCTAATTGGGCATGCACCTCGACACCGATATGTATATACACAAACTGTGAATTATAGACACAAAAAGATGTACCGAGTGCATGCGCAACAGAAATATTAGTTGTCAAATTCGTGTTTAATGTATTAATACCTAGCTTGTCTTTCAGGTATGTAAATAATTGTGAGAACGATATTTTTTTTAATACATTCCCTTCTCCAACTATCAATGTGTCACTTTCTGCCGGCGTTGCTTTCGAAGCCAGTGCCGACATTAATATTGTTTTTAATGATTCTGCCATATAATCACCTCTATTCTTTCACTCTCAGCATCGAACCATCAGAAGTGGCAAGTGCTGATCCATCACTTGTGCCTAATACATACTGGACATTTCGAACATCAACAGCAATCGCATATTTCGCCCCTGTCTGAACTGATGTAGGGCTTATGCTTGCACCGGCTATATAAATGTTTGCATCTGCCATGCATATCACCCTTTCACTTTGATTTTATAATTATCTACCCACGTTTCATCTGCAATTTTATATATGAATCTCAGACAATAGATTCCTGTTTTTTGTGGCTCAATTAACGCATCTAGCGTATGCTCGTTGATATTGCAGTTTCCTTGATCTTCTACAGTCTCTTTTTCAGCATCTGTATCAACGAAAATCAATTCGTAATCCGCTGAAATGATGGAAAAAGGGATGTCTACACCGCATACCGGCTCTACTTTACTTTTAAATCGGATTTTTTCTCCCAAATCCATTATTGTATTGCTATCTACGTATCTAATTGCCATGTCCTCTCTCCTTTCAGCATGTTTTATGTCCGCTGAAACATTGCTTTACAAGCTCTGCCGTCAGCTGACTCAGATTCAGCAATGAGCTGTACTCGATGTTCTCTGATTCTGCCGTATATCCTCTCGGAACGAGCTTTCCAGCAATCTCGTGCCCTGATATCAGAAACAGTACAGTGGCGGTATAAGCTGTCAAGCCACCACTACTTTCTGCATAGATTTCTATGACATACTGTCCATCTTTATTGGCAGGGACTATTGCGTCCCAGATTTCGAGATCCGATCCCTCTCGTCTCTGGAACTCAATAGCGAACTCATTACACGAGCCGTAAACCCTCGTAATCATCATTCATCAGTTACTGTGACAGAGATCACATAAGTTTTGCCTGCATCGACCGGATTAGGCGTTACGCTTGCGGCTGTAATCTTTGGTGGGTTCGGATCATACTTGACAGTTCTAGTAATGGTTGTTGTCTTACCGGCACTGTCTTTTGCAACGATAGTAATTGTATTTGAGCCTGCGGACAATGTGACCGTAGTGCTGAATGCTCCGTTGCTACCAACCGTTACAGGTGTACCGTTGATCATTACTGTAACAGGAGATGACGTTGCATCATTGGTTGTACCTGCTACAGTAATTGTGCTCTTGTTGGTAACGTATCCATCAGACGGAGAGGCTACGCTCAACGTCGGCGGTACGGTATCGATCTTGAATGTTACAGATTTCTGCGTAGCTGCGTTGCCATCGTAATCGGATGCATCAAACCTAATGGTATGAGAACCATCGGTAAGAGCTGTTGCCGGTGTGTACGAACAATTGTAACCACCGCTTACGGCGGTCTTTGTAATGCCGTCAGTGATCTTGCTTCCGGAATCGATTGTGATACCGATAGTAGACGGATTAACACCAGAATCATCATCTGTAACAGTCCATGTGATAGTTGGCTTGTTGTTGACAAGTGTTGCAGATGCTGTTGGATTTGTGACTGTAATTACCGGAGCGACCTTTTCTTTAACGGTTAATCGCAGGGAACTACCGATTGCGGAATCTGTTGCATCTTTGGTGGTCACGTTTCCAGCATCGTCCGTTGCCTTGATTGTTATTCCGTAATAATGTCCACTCTGGCTGTAACTGGACTTATTTGGAGCTGTTACTGTAGCTTCATATTTGCCCGTATTACTGTTAAAAGTAAGGGTGTAAGTCTGTCCATTTACAATAGCTTGTACTTGCTTTACTGACATTTATGTACCTCCATTTCATAATTCATTCTATATAGTAATGTGCAATGTAAAAGAGATTTATTTTTGGAAACTCTATGAATCGTTATTGTGCGTGAAGATGAATTAATATTTGAGATTCTAAAGGAGTTACTATTTTATATTTCATAAATCTTTAAGCCAACTTGAATATAACGATTGTACATCCACCAGATAAGTCAATCTTATATTGAAATGAAATGTTGCTATCAATATATTTCATTTCAATGGTGTTGTCGTAATCCGCACCTTTAACAAGCGTTTCGATAAAAGAACCGTCCTGGATCTGAATATTAACTATAGATAATGAACTTATCTTGTATCCTCCACTACGATACGTTGAAACTAGATAAAGTCCCAGAACAAGAGGAACAGTAACTAGTCTATTGGTGATCATACCTTTATAAAAGGGTTTTAACCGGTTACTATTTAATTGGTTAAGCGCAGCCGGTAAAGTCATCGTTCCAGCATCGAGGCCAAAGGTCTTTGATGTCAATTTGTTGAGTACCGCATCAGCAAGCTTATCATAATCAATCAGCTTGTTTGCCGCATCCTCTGCACTGTAAAGCATAAATTTATCTGCATCTTTTGGTGTTGTTTTTACGGGATATTCATTAAATTTTGCCATATTAATTCTCCTTTTCTATATTGAACTTTTCATAGAGCTGATTAATTAGTTTCTCCTGTCGGTCAAGCTGTTCTTTCTGGCTTTTTATCATTGCAAACATAGCAGGTATCATGATACGTTCGTTCCAGTCTTCAACCTGTCCATTAGCGTGCCTGGTGGCTTCTGGAAAATATTCTTCTACGTCTTCGGCAATAAACATTGGAATGTATCTGCCTTCATTCTCATCACCCTCGACCAGATAGCCCTCTTTATATTTCGCCCAAAGCGGTTCAATATTGTACCATTCTTCAATTTCTTGCTCTGAAATATCATTTCCGATATCTTTATAGCGTTTTGAGGATGAAGATTTTAGCATCAGCTGTTTGTATCCTGTACGTCCATCCCAACAAATAGTATTTGCTGATGTCGTATACTCCATGTCTTCTATCCTTGGCGATTTTGCAAAAGATGCAGGATTAGTAACAGTTAAATCTCCAAATGTACCGGTATCAGCCGATACCTCTGTGGCATATACGTTTAGACTGTTATCCTTCCAACTGATTCCCCAATTTTCACTATTTTCAATTTCAATATCTACTTTATCGTCAAAGAACTTCTTGATATCAACAGAGAATATTCCATCGCTTGAAAACTGTACACCTGTATATTTCATGTATTTTGAATTTTCTTCGTAGCTTGTAAATACAGTATATCCAGAGCGATCAATTAATCCTTTAACATCATTGCTGGCATCTTTAATTTTCAGATAACCGTTCCCATTCTTTTTGCCGCCCAAGGTAACTGTTCCACCAAGAAGAGCATCAAGGCTGACGTAGAGACGCCCATTGCTATAATATAATCCCTTCCAAGCCCCGTCATTAGTCAGAATGCTAACTATTTGCTCCTGCGTCAAATTGTCTATATCAATAACGACCGCCACGCTCTGCATATCCATCAATGTTGTAGTTCCACCGGACGCATATAATTTACATCTAACATTTGTCACATCTCTCGGAATACCGACAGTTGAACCATTAGAACTTGCTACTGTCTGACCAGATCCATTTGTCAAAATAGAATACAAATAGTGTGTCACGGTATCCTCATCGGTTGAACTAGTATAAATGGTATTCCAAGTGTTTCCGTCAGCAGTCTCTTCAACAACGAATCTGCCTTTATAAGGCACTCTAGTAGCTGACTTTCCGTCACGATAATACGCTTTAAATGTTATAAAGTTTGGACTAATTGTCTTGTCAGAGCCACGTTTCAAGACGTTACATGATGGCTCAACCATGTATGTTCTACCAGGTTCACCATCTTTTCCATCTTCTCCCTTTTTCTGCTTAGAAATCGTGAATCTTTTTGTTACTGCCAGATTACTGAGATATGTTGCCTTAATATCCACCCATCCATTGTCTGCACTCAAGCCTGTGACAGTGTAAGTATGCGTATCTACATCCCAAGAGCCGGTTACACTGTCTGATTTTGTAATGGTATAGCTACAATCATTTGTGATATCTGACGAGCCGTACATAACTTTCGCTGTAGTTGTCACTGTTGGAAATACCGGAATGTTTCCGTCTGCGTCAGATGTGATCGTCTGCATATCGTTCGACAGCTGGAATGTCATATTCTTGGCAGATGCAATATTGTTGTCCATTTTTGTCAGTTTATCCGGCAAAGAACTACCACCAATTACAACATTATCACCACTGATGATTACTTTTTTGGTGTCCATATCAACCTGGAAGATTATGTTTCCATCGCTATCTCTGACAGTCAGTGCGCCTGTGTCAATATAATCAGCATTGATACCATGTGCGTACAGAATTTTTGCTATCAAATCGCCTGTCAGAAAGAAACCGTAAGGATATGTTTTGCCACCATCATTGGATACGCCAATGGCTTCTGCTGTGAATTTAATTACATTTTTTGATTCTGCGAGTGTAGGCTTGTCATGCAGATATGTGATAGTACTGCCATCTTCCTGTGTGACTGATGTTTCATATAATCCAGAAGAATTTTTTAAGGTTTCTTCTAATTTCTCTACTGCTTTTTCTCTGGCCGTTTTTTCTTTTTTTACAAGACGCCTTGCCTCTACGATTGCCTTAGTGGATTCTGACTGGAACTTGCTCATTCCTCTGATCGGATCATCGGCTTGAGTTTTTACAGTGGTCTTTCCATTAACGGAACAAGAAACGTCCGTCAGCGGAGTTATATATCTGTTCCATTTGCGATCATAAGTATATGCCATATCTCCAAACTCAATGAGTGGGTTATATACAAGTTCTCCCGACATGTTACGGAATTTAGCTCCAATTATGGAATCACCGATTTGAGCAGCTACCGTGTCCAAGTCCGAATCCGCAACAAGGTCGTTCTCCAATTCAAGAACATATCCTGTGCTTCCGTACATGGCTTCATTTTCTCTATTTTTTAGCTTGATTCCAGTAATCACAATATCATCACTAGAAACGGTTGGACTTGTAAAAAAGTCTTTGAGCTTTTCGGATGTGTCAGCTGCTGATTCGATCAGTGTCAAGAATCCATCACTATCAATTGTCCAGTTCCCTGTCGGACTGATAAAACTTTCTGAGTCAATACTTGCGCCGCCTTTAAATGTTACATTTCCATCAGCGTCCACTACTGCGTTGTAATCTTCTTGTACATTGGAAAAATCCCATCTGATAAATCGCAAGTATCCTCTGCTGTCCAGGCGAGCGTTCGCAGTCTCAAGCATTGCTGCCCATCCGAACAACTGACGAAACGTCATGTTTTCCGGAATCTCTGACACGATCAGATTTCCATGAGCCATGGAGACTTCTGACGGAATACCAAGAGTCTCACACGCATCTCTAACAAGAGTCTCTATTGACTGTGGCAGAACCAGATGAGATATATAAGTTGCGTTCGTTTTATACATATCGTCCAAAGCGGTAAAACTAAGGATTTCGCCATATTGTTCTGGTGTCGTAATTGTATAAATACCTTTATCAATGGTTTCGACTCTGTCTTCTGTCGCTGCTTTTGTTGCCAGAATCGCACCGCCACTCTGGTCAAGAATTGGCTCATAGTTTTCATCCAGCAATTCATCTGTTGTAGCCGAACTTGCTACAGAGGTCTGCATTTTAAGATACGCATGAACTTTTGCCATGTAGAAATTATAGTTTTTCCACTGATCGGAAGTGTTGTCCAACTCCAATGTCATGGATTTACAAACAACGCAGCCAATCGGAAAGCTGCTACTTTCTGCACAATCGGAAAAAGTGCAGTTTTCGCCCATGATTTCATTTTTGACTGTTTTTACAGTTCCGTCAGGAAAGGTGATTTCCACTTCCTGCCAGACTCTTTCTCCGTCCTGTAGTTTTTGTTTGAACGCATCAGATACATTAATCAAGTGGATTCACCCCCTGCATGTTAAAAGATATTTTTGATACAAATTTTAAGTCTGGAGATATTTCTCCAATAGTTAGGCTTGCTTTTCCAACATAAAATGGGTCGGTTCTCCATGCCATGTGATAAAGTGACCAATGATACAAATTGAAAGTTTTTCCTTTTGCGATAATTTTGAGAATTTTGTTTGCTTCTACAACTGGAACGTTTGATGCTTCATAGCTATATTGTTCAACTGTAAATAGTGGAGTCAGTAATGCTTTTCCAAACTGCGTACGGTTACTACCTTCTGAATAAGTTGTTTCAAGGTTGTAACCCATATCTTTATCTGGCTGATAGATGGAAGCCCCATTCATCTTGTATCGCTCTGTTATACTTTTTGGGATAGTTGCCATTCTTCCACCTCCTATGCCAGTTCAAACGGATTTCTTCCACTTGTGCTGCGTCTTAATTTTGCTTCATCAATAATTTCATCAAAGATTGTTCTGCGATTAATCTGAGCAATAAAACGATAATCGCCGCCACCTGTCTGCCGTCCTGCAGTTTCTTCCCGGAAAATCTTTCTGAGCAGTGCTTCCGGTGTCTCGATGTTGTTTCCTTGCTTCTGATCTCCTAACACAGCGAGAAATTCTGATCTTGGAGGAATAACAGCACCTTTTGCAAGATATGGAATAGTTGGAACTCGCGGAAATGTAGCACTGAATCCTATTGTTTTCTTACCAAATGGAGTAGGCACTTCCCACGGTCCGAAAGAAAACGCGGATTCGATGCCGCCAATAGCTGAGTTTACAGTTCCGATCGCACGGTTTACGATACCAATTACCTTGTTTAATACATTCGTTATAGAGGCTTTTATACTTCCAAAAATATCGACAACTTTGTCTTTTGCAGCTGTAAATTTTTTTACAATTCCATCTTTAATTTTTTCAACAAGATTTCCTACTGTTGACCAAATTGCAGTCCATTTTTGATATGCGCTGGATTTGACATTATCCCAAATCGTCACGATTTTAGACGCGAGATTCTTAAGACTGGAGCTTATAGTGTTGACAAATGTTGATGTTTTATTTTTAATCCAATCCCATACTTCCCCCGCAACTTCTTTTATTTTGTCCCAGTTTTTGTACAGTAAGACACCAATCGCAATGCAAGCTCCAACGGCAATGGCAAATATTCCCCCTGGTCCGATAGCCGTCGCGATGGCTTTAATACCGCCTATAATTCCGCCAGAACCGGTCATTAATGCGATAAGACCTTTTCCAAAATCCATAATTGTTGTAATGCTTCCACCGATACTTTTTGCCAGCCCTGCGATCTTTCCTGCAGCAAATGCACCTATAAGAGCTGTGCCGAATGCTTCAACGATCGATTGATGGTCGGCGAAAAATCCGGCCAAATCCGATACCAGATTGATTACTATCGGTATTCCGGTTTCAATCAGCCATTTCAGCATCGGAAGAACAATATTGTTATAGATCCATTCAAGAACATTTCCGATAGATTCCAGAATTGGCGCAAATGTACTGGTCAGATTACTAATAGATTCCAACAGCGGATAGAAGTCCAAATTTGCCGCCCATTTTGCAGTATCTTCTGCGATTTTTTCCACAAACTGCATAACCACCACAAGGGCGTCTGCAATGTTCTGTATGATCTGCGTTCCAACATTGTTCTTATTCCACGCATCCGCAAAACCGGATGCAATATTCCCGATAGTTTTAAGAACGTTCTGAGCAATCCTCAGCATGGTCGTAAGCATCGTTGCGCCTGTGCCATTTGTCCAGACCTCTACAAGGCTTTTACCTACACTCTTAGCGAGTTTTGCAATTCCCGACAAAGCGTTTTTTGCCGCTTCAATGGTATTCTTACCCTCTTTTTCCCATGCTTACCGGAACGGTTTCCAGAGTTTTTTGAGAAGGTCAGCAAGTTTCTTTGCGGAATCGCTAATCTTATCAAGCGCGGTTTCACCTTCTGCGAGATTTCCGTAGTCCACATTACCAACTGAACTCGGAAGACCGCTGTTACCTGCTCCACCACTTCCACCAGATGAAGATGGTGTGGAAGATGAATTGCTGCCAGTAGATGTGGCTTTGTGAACTTCATCAAGTGACGAAAGATAGTTTTTTGTTTCCTTATTCGCTTTTTTTGTGGCTTTTGCATTGTCGTTCGTGGCATCTGCCAGTTTCTCTGCATTATCGGCTGCCTGTCCATACTGGTCCGCTGTATCTGCGACTGTATCTGTTCCGGCAAGACCCGCTCCACTTCCGCTCGTTTGACCGGAAGATTTCTTGCCAGTAATAAGCTCCGTGAATGACTTAAATGCGTTTGCCAGAGTCGCCAGTTTGCCGAGAAGAATATTGATTACTTTCAAAACAGGTGTAAAAATATTAATCATCCCTTGTCCGACTGTTGCCTTGAGGGACTGCAACTGCAACTGCATCACTCGCACCTGGTTCGCCCAGCTGTCAGAAGTACGAATGAAGTCACCAGATGCGGCTGATAACTGTTCCTGCACAAAAGCAAAGCGGAGAGCAACTTTCTCCTGTTCAGTCATTGCAGATGTGGTCTTGCCGTAGCCATTTGCAAGTGCATATTGGTCAAGTGCCGACTGGGTCATTACCACGCCCAAATCTTTTAATGTTTCCGTTTCACCCGTAAACACTGATTTCAGTTTGATATAAGCCAAGTCCTGACTGATGTTGTAGAATGATGCCACATCACCAGTCAGCTGTGTCAGGGCCGTTGACATGTCGTAAGCCTGTGATTCTGAAAATCCGAACGACTTAGACATTGCTCCGAACGTGCCGACATACCTTTTTGCCATAGTTTCAGATAATCCGGCAGAAGTCATGGCGTTCTTTGCGAATTCATTTACTTTGTCAGACATGGTTGTAAATGTAACATCGACCACGTTCTGTACTTCCGCAAGGTCAGAGCCGAGTTCCACGCACTCTTTGCCGAACTGTACTAACTTACCAACTGCAAAAGCCCCACCAATCAGCAGACCGATTTTTTTTACAGCACTTCCAAGGCCGTTAAATGACTGTTTTATAGCTGAGACACCATTCTGGACACCAGTTGTATCCATTCTGGTATCAATAATGACTGAGCCATCAGCAGCCATACATTCACCTCCTAACTATTTGAGGTTTAACATCTCATTCAGCGCATCCTTGTACGCTTGCTCCTCTTCGCTGAGACGTGTTTTTATATCAATAATGTTCTTATTTTCCTGATAGAATTTCTTTTCCCATTTATCGAGCTTTTCGCCCTTTGCCTTTTTTGAACGAATTCCAACTACGGTATTAAAAAGACATTCGCCAGATTCCATAAAGTATCCAAAAAACGTCCACCAGTGCATATAAGGCACTGCTCTGATTTCTTTACCGGCAACCTTGTTTACCGCCGGAACAATCATGTCTCCATCCTGTTCCCAATCCATCAAACGGGGCTTTGGACGGTTTGGATTATCGTCAGACTGCCCGCAGTCGATGAACTCTGATGCTTTCTGACAAGCTTCATCCAGACACTCAGCCGGTATGCTTTGCCAGTCCTCAAACAGAATCTGTAACATAACAACTGCTTTCGCCTGCTCGTCCAGTTCTGGATCATTCATAGCTATGAGAATATCAATAATCGCGTGAAAATCCGTTCTGATAGAAAAATCCACCCCACTGATATTTAGTGAGGTGGGTAGCTCATAGGCGGTCATTTTGTATATTTCTCCACGTACTTATTGACTGCCGTCTGCATTTTCTTTTTTCTCTTTTCGATTTCCGGTGCGATTGCTTTTGCGATCTTGTCAAGTACGATGTAGGCGAATACCTGACCATTGCCGAATACAGTAGTCGCTGTGATCGGCTCCTTGAACAGGTCTTTTGATGCTTCATATCCGAGCAGATAGTTGATTTTGTCTTCGATCTGTTTGTTCAGTTCTGCCACTTCCTTACCAGATGTGACTTTTTGAATAGAATTTTTAAGCTGGTCAAAGTACTCTCCCAGTTCCTCCGCACGTGCTGCTACATTGATATCAGTCGGGTTAAGCTTGAAAGAAGAAAAAACTTCGTCTTCGTTGTTGGTAAACGTGAATGTAAAAATTCCATCATCAATTTTGGTATTAATTACTTTTGCCATTTAGCATATCCTCCTTGTGTATGTGCTTATTCGCTGTCAGCTGCAAATGTTCCGGCGGAAACATCAAACTTTCCTTTTACACGTTCTCCGACATAGTTCACGGTAAATGGAATTTGATAACCAGATGTATCACCGCCGTAGGAGGTCGGCACAACGTAGCAATCCTGCTGATACGCTTCATACTTGCCTGCTGTGGCTTCTGTCCAGAGATGGACTTCAACTGCTTTTGTCTTGAGATTATCGTCTTTGAGGCGTCCGTCCACAATCTTCTGTAATGCTCCGAACAGATCAGAAGTAGTGTCTGCATAGAACGGATCAGCGTCAGAAGAAACTTCATAGCCATTGTGTTTGAATGTGGATTCTCCAAGAATGTTTTTAGATGTTTCGGTATCCGGGTTGAGTTCGATGTTGTACTCTTCCAGATCCTTTCCAAGACGCTCATATTTCGGCGTCAGCCCTCCGCAGAGGGAACCTGCGTCAATGTAATGAGCCATATATTTACGGTCAATCTTGCCTGTAACTGCCATAGAAATGTCCTTTCTGCCTATAACTTTTAAAAGGCTGTGTAGGTTAGCGACTATCTCCAACTGATAGCCGGTTGTTACTCGCTATATTGCTTCATAAGTGTTTTCGTAGCGTACCGATAATGGCAATAACCAGTCCTGTACGCCACTCTCCTGCGGTTCTAAACCATAGGAGTTATCACGGGTGATACGTTTTATCACTCGCCCCTGTGAAAGCTCTGGAAAAGCATTTAAGCGCGTCTCAGAGCCGTTTATAATAACTGGTTCTCGGCATATCCATTTACCGAGATTATCCAGGAACTTCTGAACAGATAGCTTCTGTCTTTCCTTATCGGATGCCGTGCGATATACCACATAGAATGGGTACTGACAAATTTGGTGCATTATTCCACAAACATCTTCTTTTTCTGAATAGACCAACGCCCCGTTGTCTGCTGAGAATGCAATTCCGGATTCTTTGCCAAGTTCCTCAAATTTGATTGTTTCATTTTCGTACAGCCCCGGATACTGGTTCAGAAGTGCTTTCATGGCATCTGTCAGAATTTCATATCCAGTTGCATCTTTTCCGATAGGTTTATCCGCCATGTCTGCCACCTCCTGCCTGTGCTTTTACTTTGCGAATCCATGTACTGCCGTATTGTCGTTTAGCGGCATCGAACCATTCAGCTTGTACCTGAGTATGCGGTGATTTTGTATATTGAAGATTTTCTTTTGCATTCGTTTTACCGGAGTACTGGCTCACAAGAACCTTTTCCGCATCGTGTCTCGCCCATGTGCTACCTGTCGCAGGGTCGACCATGGTTTTTCCAAAATAAAGAAAGCGTCCATAAGGAGCAGCCGCAGCACATACAAATCCAGTCCCTTGCATTGATGTACTTTTGACTCTTGTCCGGTCAATAAAATCCCCCGAAATCATTGGCATAAATTCTATCATACCGTCCATAACCATCCCATCAAGGAGGTACTGAGCTTCTTGGTATTGTCTGGAAAATCTATCCATATTCAGCTTGATTTTCATATCTCCATCGACTACAGAGAATCCTTTGAAATGATGAATCTTACTCATATTACTTACCCAGAATCTCAAAATGTGGAATCAGTGCATACGGACCGCCAACACTGGTAATCTTAAACACGTTATCTCTGTTCTCGTTCATGTACTGGTAGAATCCGCTCCGATAATCACTGTCAATTACCGTTCCACCAGTCCACTCACCCTCCCAGAAGAACGACTCATCTGAGAATGTGATAGTGTCTTCCAGAGCGTTGTTAATCTGCTGTTTCCACTCTTTAGGTGGCACCCATGGGAGAATTTTACCACCCCTGTCAGCAATGGTTATGTCGCCGTTCTGGACAGTGTATCGAACATGTAATTGTGCGTTGTCAGTTGCGTCTGGTCCGTACTTTTTAAGAATTGCCCCCTTGTCGGTAACGAGGTCGACACCGGATAAAACATGAGGATACCAGTACGCATCTCTGGTCGTGGCTGATTCGTAATAGTTGAAAATCGTCACTGTTTTTTCGTACATGGTACCCTCCTATCCTTCACATATTGCTTTTGAAAATCTATCAGAGAATGATTTTATTCGGACAATATTGCCTTTACACTCTTCCGGCATTTTCCCGTAAAAGATAATGCTTTCTGGGTGCAATTTCTCAATCATGGCATTGTAACCAGAAAGAAACAGTTCTTTCTTTTTCTTTCCATTCATGCAACCAACAGAAGATACTGCCACCGTTCCGCCCTCTGGCTCACCGTCAAAACACCATTCGTAAGAATCTGGTGTACTCCATGAGATTGTCGGAATTACCTTGCAACCATATTCTTGCAGATATGCACCTATCCAGTGCTTGCGGTAATGGTTGTAAATCTGAATAGCCTTAGGGAAATCGGTGTAGGTGCTGAAATCCGGTGTCAGAACATACCGGAATCGGCTCAGCTTATCAATATACCTGTCTGGATTTCTCCATAATGCGTCAAACTGGTAGTCATCCAAGAAGAAATGCACTGCTTTCCCTTCTGGATTACTGCATTTACCCCTTGCGTAATTGAATCCGACAAATTCACAGGTTCCCTCAAACGTCTCAGGTTCTATCTGCGGTATACCGTATTCACCAACGCCGGAAAATATGCGACGGTTTAGATTTTCGTATGCGATACTGGTTGACTTGTTTGCCATTACAATATTCCTTTGAACTTAATTTTTCGGATTAATAACCTCGTTCTGCGTCTTTCTGTCATCAGTGCCTTTTCATCTCCAGCATCTTTCACTCCAGAAGCAATCCTGTCTAATTCAGCAGTTATATTTTTGTCATGATCCCTTAATCCTTTAAATACTGTTTCTACTTTTTTTCTCGTATTCGCTTCATTAACTGCTTTTTCAAGCGAATCAGTTCTTTGGGCAAAACCTCTATAATCCCATTTTCTGGAATTATTATTTGATTTTTCCTTCCTGGGAAAAGTAACTACTTTAGAATTTGCTGTGAATCCGCTACTTCCGCCACGCCCACCCATAAAATCACTCTTTCTGCACTGTCTGCTTAATAATCTGATTCACACCAGTGGCCGATAATCCGTTAAACATACCGACTGCAACTGCCGTGATATAGTCCGATGCCGGGAAATCCGGGATAACTCCCATCCCGACCGCTCCGAGAATTCCACCAATAACCGCCATGATTACTGGAATCCATTCATCAGAGATTCTTTTTGATGCTTTGCAGCCCATTCCTACGATATAACAGATCATAACGATTGCTATGCATGAGCCAAGTGTTGAAATGTCCATAATCATACCTCCAAATCAACTTTTTCCATAACTGCCCTTGCTTCCAGAACAGCAATATAATCCGTCATTGCTCTTACCTGCATATTGTAAGTGCTTCTCGGACAAGTAGGAGTAAATGGGAGTTCTCCTTTGTCCCACTTTTCAAGCATATTCGCAAGTTTCTTATATCGAATAACCACCTGCATATACTCTGCCTTAAAGCGTTCCTTGTAATCTGCACTATTCATCATTTCAACAGTCTGTTTTAATTCCATCATTTCTATCACACTCCTGCATACAAAACTGGTATACCATCATCCGTCCTTACTCCCATTAGAAGTGGTAACGCTGTCTTTAAGAGTAAGTTATTCGTTTTCTGTACATCTCCGGCGGCGGCATATACTGCGCTCCATTCTTTTGCACTCGCCCCAATCTGCTGAGGTGTTGCATAAGAGATGGATTCACTACCAGAGGATACAGAGGTTACAACGCCTGTCGTGCTACCACCGGACCCGATTGTGGTTGATGTACCACTCACAGCGGCATTGGTAGCATTCTTCTCAGCAAGCTCAATCTGATACATTAATTCAGTCAATGAACAGACCGCCTTTTTGATACGCTTCTGTGAGCGTTTGTTTGTTGGCAGTCCGTCCACCAGTCTGTCAAACGTCATTGTGTCCACAAAATCACTGGCTTTTTCTGCCAGTCGCGGAAAGTCGGTTTCTGGCACGACTGAACCGAAATATGAAGTTGTGTAAAATTCATAACCTGCATAAGCCATGCCAGTTACCTCCTATGTTTATGATTTCGCTGTTACGCTTGTGCTTCCGGCATTCAGTGCTTTGTATGTTCCATCACACTCAACCACTGTGATCTTCTGCCCGGTTGTCGCTGTGATATCGGCTTTTCCATCCCAAGTACTCCAGTTTCTGAGATTCTGTCCATATCCAACAGTTACTGCATCTGCTGCAACTTTGTATTTATACACATTGCCAGCGTTTTCTTTAGCTGGATTTACAGTGATTTTTGTATCACCAGTTGCTGTTCCTTCCGCAGATGTTACTGTCAGAGTGCCGAGCGTTGGTGTTTCGTCAATGGTAATTACTGCAATTGCATCAATGTACTCTGCAAAAAGAGTAAGTCCCATAACCGCAAACGCTTCGGATACTGCTGTGTGGTAGTTGCCCTGTGTATGGAATCCGATCAGGTTTGTCTCGCCAGATACGGTGTATACAAGACCTGCTCTTGCAAAGTCAGACTCATTCGGATCAACATAGTAAAGTACGATGTTCTCGACAGGGGTAGCGATAACCTGTCCTCTCGGGATTTCGCTGTCAGATAACAGGAAGATGGTATTGAAGCCCATAAAGTCCTTCATGTACTGGAATCCGAACTGGTTCTGAATAGTGATCTCAGCTGCTCCGAGGTATTCATATACGTCAAGAATATTCACAAATCCAACAACGCCAGTCACATTTCTGTGCATCTGCTTGAATTTGTTCTCTACACGGCCTTTAGCCATTGCCAGGGCCATCTGGAATGTTGTTTCTGTGGAAGTAAGTGTACCGGTTTTCAGATAATCATAGAATCTGCCGGTAACATCAGTCTGAAGCTGGAAAAGGAATTCATCATCGGTCATCTGAACAGCGTTCTCGTAACCGTGATCCTTGATTGCTTCGATAGACACAGCCTTTGCGTACTTCTCGATAGTCATTTCCGCATAGTCCTTTTCTTTTACAACGAATTTGCTGTAAGGGATTTCCTCACCCTCACCAACTTTTCCGCTCTGTAAAGTACCCTCTGCGTATTTGGACTTGAGTACAGCACCCGGCTGCTTTTTGATAGGTCTCATGATACCCAGAATATCACGTAAGTGCTGCCAGTTTCTTTCGAATCTGGTAACAAAGTCAATCTCACGTGCTGTGACATGAATATCATTAGTCATAATAAGATTTGTTTTTGCTGGCATAAAAAAATCCTTTCTACCCATAATTGTTAAGGTATTGGGTTAGCGGCTATACTCTGGCGTATAGTCGGTGTAAAAATCACTGGAACAACTGGATATTCTGAGCAATTGCAGCCTGTCTCTCAGACGGGTCTTTAATTGCTTCGATATCTTTCTTTGTCATGTTTTCCGGTGTCTGCTGATGTCCAATCCGCGCTGTTGCAAATCTCGCCTGTTGCTGCTGGGCCTGCTGCTGACTTTCATCTACAAATGTATCAGGTTCATCCTGTTTCATCTGTTCAAGCAGATCATTAAGTCCAAGAATCTTTCCGTCCTTAAGCTTAAGACCAGCTGATTTGATATCAGCGGTAACAGATCTTTTAGCTGCTGGAGATGAAAAATTAACATTTTCCAATGCAGTTTTAAGAGCATCGTCAAAATCTCTTTCGTATATCTTCGCATTGAATTCGATCTCTGCGTCCTCAGCTTTCTTCTTCCATCCAGCAAGCTCTGTCTGAATGTTCGCCGGGTCGATACCGTCAAAGCTTTTTAAGGTTTCTTCTGCTGTCTCAGCACGTTCTTTCCAGCTGTCACGTTCACCCTCGACTTTTGACAGGGTTTTCGCTACTTCTTTAGCATTCTTGTAATGTTCAGAGAGTGCTTTCTTTACATCTGCCTGTTTATCCTCCGGGATTTCAATTCCAAATGATTTTAATGTGTCAATAAGTTTCTGCATATACATCCTCCTGGTCGTGTTTATTGACCTGCCGCCGCAGGTAAGTGGATTAAGCCAGTTAGACCACTGGCAAGGTAAGCGGAACTTCCAGAGTCGAACTGGAAAACTTGTATCTATAGATATTTGTCCTATAGCCGATAGGTTCCACATAACCCGGATTCCCGGGTTAGCAAGGTATTTTACGTGCTATGCCTAAACACGGGACGTTCGGGCTACGTCAACACCGCCTATACGGTCGCACACCTCTGCACGGGTTGGATTTCACTGTTCAGTTATATGCTCACAAGGAGTATGCCGCCATGCACTAACGGCAATGGTACGTGTCGGAAATTGCATCCGCTTTTCAACCTCCAGGTTCCGCCCGAACCTGTTTCTGTTAAGGACACGCGCCTAAGAAAGGAGGAATCAATGAAAAAATGTCTATGTCAAGTGGCTACAACCACTTACGAATCTTCCTTATGAATACATTTTACCACAGAACCTCCAAAAAGTTGTGGTACATGTTTTGACTAATTAGAGCATATCACGGAGCTTTTCCACGTATCTTTTAACAAGATCACGTTCCTCCCGGCACTCTGCGTCCTTGGACATATCACTCATTTCTGTAGTGAGTTCGTCCAGATGTTCTTCCAGAGCGGCAAGCATTTTCCTCTTGCAGTCTTCGGACTTGCCGGAACGATAGCTTTGTTTCTGCGTCATATAGTCATCGTAAGCATCTCGCCCATCAGAACGGCTGTAATGCCCTCTGACATAATGCTCACCACGTCTAGCATAAGAACTACCCCTGTCGTAATCCGGCATCATTCTGCCGTCATTTGCGCTGTATCTTCCCATGCTGTCGCGCTTTCTTCCACGTTCGCTGTAATCGTCATTGTAGCCACCACGCATCTCATCAAGGACAGTATTGTAATATTCCACTTTCTTGTCCCAGTACTGCGTATTCTTGATATCTTTATACATATCAATCAGCTTGTATGTCATTTCCAGATTTCCAGTGGTCAGTCCACTGTCAGCAATTTTGGACAGTTCGTCTTCAATTCTTGCACATAAGTCTTTAATGTCTCTCATAATCACACCTCCTATGCTTCTCTGGTCACAACAATGTTTGCGTTCGCAACAGAAACAGCCTGATCGCTTGTATTCTCTACTGCGATATTAACGCAACATCCGCGAGGTACATCAATATAGATTCCAGAGGACACATTGTTGTACTGGTCTACTGCTGCCGGTGTGGAAATCATCTGAGAAGAAAGAACCGGCTCACCAGATATTGCAATAGCCAGAGAGATAGCCCCGACAGTACCACCTGTTGGAATTGCAATATTACCAGAGAAGTCCACGAAAAATCTAGCCTTGCACTGGTTAGTAAGTCCTCTCAGCGTAATGATTCCACTTCCCTCCCTGTGCTGAATGCAGTTAGAACCTTTAACTGCTGTGTTTGAAAATACTACGTTTCCATTTGCTGCTACAGTCTGAGCAGCAACATTTGTAAATTCTGCCATAAAAATACTCCTTTCATATCACAAAAGGACAGGTCTCAGCCTGCCCTCTGTGTAATACGGCATAAGCCGACATCCGAATCAATCGAAAGATACTCTCGATATGAAGTTATCAGCAATTACATCCAGTGTTGCATCCGCATCCGTAAAATGTGTTCGGATTAGGAACCTGATATGCCGGAATCGGTGCCGGATTAATCGCATTAATGAGCTGCTGTGTCTGTGAAGCCATTGCAGTTGTGAGAAGTGCGCTCTGGCGGTCCTGAGAAGCAGCACGTCTGAGGTCGTTATTTTCAGCCTGCAGGTTAGAAATCTTTTCATTGCAAAGATAGTCGAGAATGGCTCTTGTCCCAGCGTTCTGGCTGTCAATGATATCTCTTGTGTTGCTGTTCATGGTGTTCTGTAATGCACAGGTGTTCTGCGCCATATTGTAGTTTACGCCCTGAATTGCTTCTCTGGTTTCGCAGCAACAGTTCGCAAGCTGTGCCTGGAGTGCATTGGTATTCTGCATATTTGCTACAGTGTCAGCGTTAATAGCCTGCTGAATGCCGAAACCAGTCTGCATGATGTTTGTGTTGATTCCGTTGAATCCGGTAAGCATACCATTGTTCATTGAATAGAATCCGTCACAGAGACCGTTATTGATTCCGTCAAGTTTGCTAATCACAGCGGAATTGTCAAATCCTCTCTGGATGTCTGCCTGAGTAGCTGCTGTGGCTACATATCCACCGCCGTTTCCATTATTGCCCCAGCCGTTGTTTCCCCATCCGAAGAAAGCAAAAATGAATAAAACAATAATCCACCAGCTACCATCTCCACCAAACATGCCGTCATTATTTCTACCGTTTCCAGTAGCAGCGGCAATATCTGCTAAGCTATAATTTCCATCCATAATATAATCTCCTTTATTGTATATTTACATCAATCTGGCCAGATTGTAATGTACTATTTCATTCCTTTCAGCATGTGCTGGAACTGCCCTGCCATCTGCTGAACCTGATTAAGCTGTTGCTGTGAAATCCTTCCAGACTGTAGCATTTTCTCAACTTCTGCTTTCGGATCTCCTTTAAAATTCTGCTTAAACTGCATAAACTGCTGTATCATCTGCATTGGTCCGTTTCCCTGTGGCATCCCACCGCCAAGTGTGTTAAATAATGGATTACTCATCTACATTTCCTCCCTTGTTTGCTGATTCCTGCACGGTATTAGCCCTAACAGGTTCAGAAAAAGAATTTAATCGGTTTATGATAGCTTCGTATTTGCCCTTTAAATCGTCATATTCCTGTCTGGTGACATATTTACTGTCCATGTTCTGAACAGGCTGTTTAGGTGGCATCTGAGTGCCTACCTCGTGATATTCAAACGTTCGTAATGGCTGTGGCATACCGGAAACGTCTGTGGATTTTATATAAAATTTCTCTGATTCTGAATCCATCAGTAAAACACTTGTCCCGGGTGCTACCAAATAGGATTTTGCGCCAACTTCGCCAGATACCCACAGGATGCCATTATTATTCTGTTGGGGTTGCTGTACTGGTTGAGCTGGCATCTGGACAGGCTGTTGCTGGAACTGATTCATTTGCCCCGGAACGCCAAAACTATATTGATAAGGATTGTTATATAATGCCATCTTATGCACCGCCTTTCTGATTATATTTTTGCATAAAAAAAGAACCGGAAACAGGTCGTTTCTGGCTCTAATTAGTGTCTAAAAAGTATCAGCACACTTTAATTATTTTATTATTTACCCGGCGGCTTAATCGTTTCGCCGTGGATATACTCACATTCATCTGTTCAGCACAGTATTCGAGTGTATATTCCTTACATCTCAGCCGGAACAATCTTTCCTCATCCGGTGTAAAATTGCACTCTAACAAGAACCTGTCTATATCTTTCTTTGTGAACACATATAATTTCATGAGCATACCCCTTACTAATGCTAACGCTGATTCTGCGCAAGATAATTTGTAAGCTTCTGTTTTGTTTTTTTTAATTCCTCAACGTTATTCCCGCTGATCTGACTGTCTAACATGGTTGATAACACTTCCAGAATTAATGAATCTCGTTCTGCGATTCTCCGAAGACTTTCATAATCTCGCCTATCATGTTCTTCCAGTGTCTCTACTCTCTTATTAAGTCGGAATGCCGGAGCAATCCACTTAAAGATTACAGCTGCCGCCCCTCCGACAATGGACACCCCTCCGCAGATAGAGAGGAAAATCTGTACAAATTCTGATATGCTCATTTATTCTCCTTTTCCCAGTAATATACCGGGATCTCATTTCCGGAATCCCATGTGTCAAAATATTTGCCATCTTGTACCGTCACCACATGACCATCTATGCAGAGGATGTATGTACCTGTCGGATAGTCTATGCAGAAGTCGTTGACCGTATAGATATATCGCTCTGACTGTTCTATCAGCTTGCGTCTGTATCCATGCTTATAGAGATACGCTCCCCAGACATAATTTGCGCTTGGCATATCTGACAGAGCACACGCCTGTATCATTAATCCAGTGAATACCGTTTCCCAGTCAAAGCCGGTTGCCTTGCATATTGCCCGGACAGCACAATCTCCGACTCGATTACCGGCAGGATTCGGATTGAAATATTCCCATCTATCCATCAGTCAATCCCCTTTGCTGTTTTATATCTCTTTGCTGCTCCTCTGGATTTTGCGGCGTTCTGGCGATTCCATTTTGCTATCATGAGCCGGTCTTGCAATTCCCTCAGGCCGTTCTGCTTGCAGTAATCTTTATATGCAGCATTTTGTTTCTGCAAAAGATAAGACTTCCGGTCAAGGTCTTGTTGGAGTACAAATCTTGTCTGTTCGTCCTTGCAGTTATTAACCGCTGCTTGCATTCCGAGAACTTCACGCTTTGTCTTGCGGATTCTTCGCTCATAAGTACGTTGTCTCTGTTCCTTTTCGTACTGCTTGCCTTTATTGGCTTTATCCTGCGCTGATAATTCTGCGTAGGGATTGAATTTTCCATCACTGGCCCCGAAGCTATGCCGGCAATTGACGCCTGACAGTCCGCTTGCCGTTCCATATCCGGTCAATGAGAAAGGCGGAAATTTCTTACTCTTGCCAGAACGAGAGTATATCTTGCCTTGCCACCATGAGTGATTGCCGGGATTCTCACCGCCGTCACCTGTTCTAGCTCCTATGTGCGCACTGACCAGAACTAAATCCCAGTCCATTTCTTCCATGCGTTTTAGAGATATATCTCCCGTAGCCTGAGCTACGCCAGTTCTAACAGAACGTGCAACTGCCGTTTCAATCGTGTCTTTTCTGCCAGATGGATATGTGACAGTAACACCATCACTCACAACATTATTAACTGCCTCTTTGATGGCTTGCGTATACCCAACTGCCCCAGTCATCACATGATTATATGCAAGGTCACATTGCTCGATATAGAGCCTCTGAGCGGCACTTGCGGTGGTTCGTGTAAAGTTCTTCCACTCGCCCATGGTTGCAAGCATATTCCGTTCCATGAGTCTTATCATTGCTGGGGACTGTTCGAGTGGTACAGGGCTTAATCCTGCCGCCTTGTATACCTTGTCGTCGTAGTTCATCGCAGTGATTCCAGCATCTTCAAACGCTTCAAGAAGTTCCTGCTGTTCGCGTTTGGTATATTTGGATAATTCTGTCAGAATGTCCTCTAACAGTTCACCGGATTCCTGTAGCGTTCTGATTCTCCACGCATCGGCATTAGTCAGAATATAATCTTCACCTCTGCCAATTCTTGCCATCATTCGAGACACGATCTCAGAGATGATATACTGATGCAATTCTTCCGCAATCTGTTCACTGCCCTCTGTTATCCGGCGTAAATATTCTGGGCTTAACATAATTACTCATCTCCAAACAGTTTTGGTTCGTCTGGCTGGGCTTCTTTAACCATTGCCTTCGCATCATTTTCCGTCATACCTTCAAACTTCACGAAATACATCCATGCCGGAACCTTTCCCTGTACAACATACTGCCACCATCTCGCCCGGTCTTCTTCTCTGTTATAAGTTATGTCTCCGAAGTCGTATGTTACTTCATACGCACCAACCGGAGTCAGACCGTACAGATCGGCAAAAACATTGAGTGCATAGATTACGCCATTCAGACAATCCTCCAGCTTATCCCGAACGTCCTTGATAAACTGAATTGTCCGTCGGTCGTCTGATTCTACCTGCTTAGCCGTCACCATACCGGTTTTTTCATTAAAAACAAAATATCCGTTGGAGAATCCAATCTTATACCCTATCTGATTTAAAAGGGCATTTATGCCGGCTATACGGGTATCTGTGTTGAGAACCGGATTGATTTCTTGATAAAACTCTTTCTCGTCCTGTCCGAATACATTCTTAACAAAATGTGGCAATCTCATCTCGTTCCGTCTGTTCTCCATACCCTGTGGTGACATGGCTGCTACAGGTGTACCGCTTGGCATCAGCAATCTGTCATCTGCCAGAACTATCTTCTGCGAATCAAAAATTTCTCCGGCATTACGACTGTATGCAATGTCAAGGTCTTTCAGCTCTTCGATAGCTTCTGCAAATATTGGAAGTCCAAGTGGTGTACTGATATCCACATTGTTTGCCTGCGGTGTCCGCAACATTCCGTACAACGGTCCGTCCAGCTTCTCGCCGTTTGCCTTGAGTATCGGCGGTGTATCTGCCATGAGGTCAGCCCACTTTGTCTGTTTAAGGTCAATCTTGTCTCCGATTGACTGAGGGGATTTTGATACATAAGCTCTATTAGAAACGTAGTACGGATAAGTTGTCACTCCGTCCACTGTTTCCTCAACAAACCTGTGATATTCGAGTCTTGTGTAGTATTTTCGTCCAACTGTATACGAATCTTTAAATATAATCCCTTTGATTTCCTGATTATCGTAGTCCACAATCATCACATCTGCCGGAGTAAATACGTCAAGGCTCTCGCCGTTTGGCTTAATGAACACCGTTCCGTAAGCACATCCATATTCCACCCAGTGCCGAATCTGGAAATATACTTTATCTATTTGCTCCTGTAGCCATGTAGCCCTTGCGGAACCGTCTATCTGAATGCCGATTGCCAGCGTTGCGAGCCGTGCTGTTTCTGAGCAGACGGATTTCGCGAAATTAATCGTCTTGATATTATTCTTATCATCTAGCCATTCCGGTACTCCCCTGTAAATGTTCGCGCACCGGTTGATCAGTAATTCCATCTCCGGGAATTCTGCTGCCTGGATATCAAAATCCTCTTCGGCTTGTTTTTTGAATATCATGTTAAACCACCTTTTTAGTGTTGTTATTAGTCCCATTTAATCTACCTTTTAAAATCCATCCATCTTACAGAAGTATCTCGCACAATAATGTCTTCATATTCTACAACTTTTAAGATTTCGTTAATGTCAGATGATCCATATATTTTTAAACCGATGCTTAAGAATTTATTTATTTTCTCTGAAAAGTACCTATCTAACATTTTATGCACTATGCCCCCTTCTCATGGACAATGGACTGGTTGCGTATCTGAGAGAATCTATCCAGTGATCGTTGCCATCTGGATAATCTGCGATAACTTCTCCATTGCTATCTACTTCATGTTCATAATTGATAATTTCCTTGTATGCTCTAGGCGTTCTTGCCGGATCAATAACCAACGTTCGACACTGTAGCCACTCAAACGTATATTTGCGGCTTCCCGGTGTAACAATGGCCCTACGTGCTGGAAGCCCTGCATCTCGGAAGTCAATAATACTTTCTTCTTCATCAACTCCGCAAGATATTGAATAATCATCATATCCTTTTTTCTTTATCTGGTTAGCCATTTCCTTGTTTCTTATCTTGGAACCTCCAAGCTCATCTAATAAAAAAACTTTTTCCTGATTAGGAACATAAGCTACACGGAGAAATGCTTTAGGATCTGGATACCACCCCCAGTCCTGTCCCTGGTAGATACTTTGAAAGCTCTGAATCTCTTCATCTGTAATTTTTCGAATTTCTAACAGTTCGAAAATATTTGTTCCAAGTCCAACAGGAAGACCGAGATATTCATGGTCGTAAGCTCTCTGATTTGTTTTCTTCAGATGCTCTGCATCATCAATAAATTGCTGACCAAGCCATTCAACAGGAACTGATCTATAATCGCTCTTGTGTCTGTAGCTGTCAACTCTCGGTTCCTCCACATACACGTTCGCCCAGTTGCTCCGGCTGATCGGTGGATTAAATGTCTTAAATACTTCAAATTTGCTTCCACCACGAAGTACAGACTGTTGAACTGTACGGATTTCTTCAATTCCGGCAAACTCATCAAGCTCCTCAAACCAAAGGTACTTGAAATATCCTTTTTTTACTTTTATGGACTTTGTTTTCTTAGCTTTATCCAGTCCTCTGAATATGATCTTTTGTCCTGTTGGCTTATACACATATTGCATAGGACTTAAACTGTCAGCCCATAAATCACTTGCTCCAAGCGCATCAATTCCCCATGCGATCTGTTCATACACAGATTCTCTGAGCGTATTACCGACTTTCCGAAAGATTACAGCATTTGACATTAAGCCATTCTCTGCATCCTGCATCATCTGAAACGGAATCATGCCGCCTACAAAAGATGATTTTGTGGATCCACGTCCACCGTACAGATCATAGTAAGTGTGTTTACCATCTAAAATATCCCAAAACACATTGTAAAATGCTGGTGCCACAATCTCATTCAGTTTGATAGCGTTACTTTCCATCCTGCTTCTCCGGCCTTGGAATATTATTTACAATGGTAATCTTTCCATCTCCAGAATCATCATTTTTCTTGTCAGCATCCCATCCCTTAAAATTATTTCTCAAGCTGAACTGAGCACCATTTGAACCGTCACGATCAAATAATCTTTCCTCTGCGTACTGCTCTACCATACTCTTCGCGCGCGTTATCGTGTTACAAAATTCCTCTTTCCCTTGATATCTTAATAAATCCAATCTGTTTGTAAATCCTAATGCGAGAGCTAAACCAGTTACTGTTGGAGGTTTTCGATTAATAACCACCGGATTTCCAAATTTATTCAATACAGCTTTTCCATTATCATCTTTTAATATTTCGCCTTCGCATTCTTTGAAATATGTGTCAATTTTTTCTTCAATTTCGTTCACCGTCTTATATATTGGTGGCCTTCCTACCTGTTTTCCCACGTTCTCACCTCCAACTGGCTATAAAATCCCATAGTAACACTTCTGAGTATATTCTATCACAGGTCAGTAGAAAAGTTGTGGTACATGTTTGAGGAATTTTGCATTAAAACAGAGCCGGTAAATAAACATATTTATTTTTCTTCTCTCAATGCATATTCTCTAAATCTATTTGAGCATTGCTCAAAATCATCATCTTCTCCAGAACAGCTATATGTTTTCTGACATTTCACACAATCAAATAAAACTGATGTATCTATCAATCCCTTTGGCATATACGTGGATCCGTCCAAAACCGATGCAAACTTTTCAAATTTCTCAACGCTCATATTTTCAATTTGTTTTACTATATTTTGTTTCATTTTATCGATGTTTTTCATTTTTACTTTCTCCTTTTTTTCTTTAATTATATGTCAAAATCATATCATTTTCAATTATTCTATTCGTTTTCCTGTAGTTTTCTGATTACCTCGCCTTGATCTCCCGGACACCCCACGAAACACTCCGGGCAATGTTCGTAAAATGCGCATCTGATGCAGTCATGTGGACTGATTGAGCTGCAATATTGATGTAGTACTGTGAATGCTGATATGGCGAGTTGCGGGGTTATGTCTGGTGACTTAAACATCATGTTTTTTGCTCGCCCTGGTCACTTCCACATTATCATCTTTGAACTTTATAGTATCCCCATTACATTTTATCGTAACTTCGTTCTTTTCTCTGTCAATTTCAAGTGTAGGATTGTCCAACATGATTATCAACTCCTTCTCATTAATGTGCAAGTAATCCAACAAACAGCGGAAGAACTAATGCCATTAAGCATAATGGTTCTTTTGTATAACTGAGTGCCGCTATTACGGCAAATGATGTACTGGCCCATGCTACTGATTTCGCCATTGCTGTATTAAAATCCATTTAATCACTCCTCTCCCCAGTCAATTTTCTGCCCGCATTCAGAACAGTACTTGCTTATTTTTTTACCAATAACAGGTGTTCCGCATTTCGCACATTTTTGAGTGGAAAATATATTGTACGGAAAATCTGGAACATATTCTTCAGGTTTGCATGGAATCTGCTTTTCCAATGCTTTTGCTCCGGAATCACACGCCCATGCTTCCTTGAGATATTTTTTCTGCCATTCATCTTTGTTTTCAGAACTTTCAAGGAAACATAAATGCTGGTCTCTCATATCGGATAATATGTCTTTTGCTTCTTCTGGTTTCATATTAATCATCCTTATCGTCCTCCTCAATACTGACAGTTTCCAGATCTGCGAAATCACAACACATTGCGAATCCGTCAATCATTTTCTTCTTAACTCCAAATACCTCTATCATGTGAGAATTATTTTCCATGATTTTTATTATATCTGACTTTTTAACATATTCAGCCATTCTTCATCTTCTCCAACTTATTCACAGCTTCTTCACGAGTGAGGAATACAGATTTTCCAAGCTTTTTACTCTCTATAAGCTCGCAAATTTCAGATAATGTTCTGATCACATGTTGTTGGATTTTATATGGACTTCTATCATAATACCAAAACTTATACACTGTATCTCCAACCTTGCACGGCAATCTCACAAGCAAGCCCTGTTCTTCTAAGTCTTCATAGTCGCAGAGTTTTCGCGCCGCTGAAATGTAATCGTGCTGTTTAACCCAGACATCTGATTCTCCGTCTGGCGTAATATCATATCTTTCTGTTAATCTCTCCATCTACTTCACCTCTTGAAATCTTCTCATAAAATGAGCTTTCCATGATTCGTCTACTTCCACAAAATTTTCTTTTTCATATTCCTTGATCATGTTTTCAAGTTTTAAAATTTCATCTTTAAAAAAATCGTTATGTCGTTCTAAAAACTTGTCTTTTTTAAATTTTCTGCAATACTGCTCATGCGACCTTGCCTTGGTTTTCATGGTATATTCACATATTCCTGTAGTAGATGCTAACTTCAAAACTTCTTTCGCATATTCGTAATTGTCTTTATCTACCCCTCTTGGCAAAGCCCATCCCATAAAAGAATCGCATTCACAACACTTTACTTTCTTGCTCATCTGCTCTACCTCTCATACAATCTCATCAATGCACTGATTTCGACCATCGACCATCCCGCGCTGATAATCCGTCATATCATTCTCGGTAGTACTTTTCTCCGGCAGTGGCTTCAATGGACACCAATTAGGGATTACATCATTGTTTGGAACTCTCCTACCATCCATTGCTCTGCACCAAAATCCGCTTATAAATTTACATTTTCCGCAATTCTCCGGTGTATCAATCACTAATACTGATTTACTCATTTTCTTCCTCCTTATCTTTCTCTGGCAAGTCCATAAGCGGACACCATTCAGGTCTTGATTTACTTTCACAATCATAATGTTCTTCTGTCATCAGAATTACATCATAATCTAAACAGTCAGCTAATTCACAATAACCCACATATTCAAGTTCGCCGCAGTATGCAGTTCCGAACGGGCAGTCATAGCAATTCTCCGGTGTATCAATCACTAATACTGATTTACTCATTCCGGCACCTCCTGTAATAGTTCTTTATTATCGAAAATATTTCCAACTACTTCCATTTCGCATCTTTCGATATAATATTCTGTCAATGGCATTGGCCAGCAGAATGGTTCACATCTGCTGATTGCATCTGTCGGAACAACCTCATAATGCCATCCGACAACTTTGTCTACTATGGAGCCGGTTTCAATATTTCTTACACCAAATTCTCCAAATGCCGCTTTTACAAGGTCTTTTGGGTTTCCATGACACATCAAAATGTCGTTCTTCCAAATCTTATTTCCGTTCTTGTCGCAAAGTCCTGTAAACCGGCAGAGGGTTTCTGGATCAACCAATTTCATTCTGTCTGTTATTAAAAAGATGATTGGCAATATACTCGCTTTTTTATACGGTGGAACAATATAACAATATCCGTTGTCAATGTCTAAATCTATGAGGCTCCCTTCTATCCATTCACCATTATCAATCTGCTTTGCCTTGGAAAGAATTTCTCTCATTCAACTCCACCACCTTCTAAGATTTTAATAGCATAATCTATAGCTCTGTTCCATTCCAAGTCCTCATCATTGGAAACAACACGAAATCTGTCCATAAGCGATTCCGTAACTTTTTCCGCATCAAATGCTGTCAGCTGTCTGTTAACACAATCAATAAACTCTTTCTGGTCGGAACTAATGCTTGTCCCAATCTCCCAAATTTTGATGTATTTAATTAATTCGTCTGCATCAATCAGTCTGCTCATATTCTATTCTCCTAACTGTTTTAAAATTTCTTTTGCAATTTTATTACTTTCCTGCATGGAAACTCCCCATCCATTATATTTTCTGTGGCATTCATCACAGTTCCATTCACCATTATCACTTTCTTTAATTTCGCTATTGAATCTGCAATTATCGCAATACATATGATCGAGAGTGCCGTAAATGATGCTTGCAATATCGTCTTGTTTGCTATTAGCATCGTCTACGTGTTTCTGCTTAGTTAAATATTCAAACGCTCTCAGCTCATTTTTCCCGACCCATTTAATCCATGCACCGCAATCCCCGCAATACAATCCCGTATTATTCCCAACTTTCTTGACAAAAAGGTTTTTACTATTGCACTTTGGACATTTATATTCTTTCATTTATTTTTCCTCCCATACTCCCAACAGCCGCATCCTCTCATACAGTACAGCGACGGTCTTGCGTCTGTATCCATAAAAGTCTTTCGGGTTCATCGGGATATATTTTTCTTTACTGATTTTCCTGTAACTTTTCCGGTGTAGGATATTCTCAATTACCATATCCGCTATCACCGTGTTTTTCGGGCAAGCTGACAAGGCAGCACTGGAAAGCAGGTATCCGTACTCTGCCGGGAAGTCTTTCAGCATCGTATTCAGTTTTTCAATATCCTCAGCCGGAATACCGTAGTCTTTCAGCTTTTTGTTCCTTGTCAGCATACCGTTCTCCTTTCTATTCGTCTGGGTGGTGCTTATCGTACATGATCGCTGCACATGCAAGACCGGCCACTCCGACTATGATTCCAAGGGTGAATCCTAATAAGAATGTAATCATGATTCGTCCTCCCTATAGCGCTCCGGCAATTCCATCCAGACGTTGACATATAAATCATTACCTAAACAAGATATTAAATCGTCACCGGCGTAAAAAATGCCGTTGCCATCTTTATCTCTTTCACATCTTCCGATTATTGGGATTGAGTAATTCGCAAAAGAGAGAAGAATATAATCATCTGTTTCTGGCAATCTCTCACTGACCGGAATCCAACCATTTTCTTTCTCATCCTGCTCCAGATCAGCCAGAAGCTGCTCAATCATATCTTGAATAACTTTGACATACACCCCAGCGTATTTGTAGCAGTCCGAATATTTATCCGCGTACTGCTTTAATCTTTCTTTGATATGTATCATATTATTCCATCCTTTCTCAATGCCCGCTTCTTACCATGCAAAACAACAGTTCTGTCATGGATCTTTTTCTTGAACCATTGTGTCCACACTTCAAAATAACTGATAATCTCCATTTCTCCACATCTTCACCTAGTGGTGTTGGGCTTTCAAATTCTTCTGCAACATCTCTCTGATACGGAACTGCAACCATTACTCCCATGTTACCTATTTCCGCGTAACATTCCGGAAAATTCTCACGTATATGTTGGGCAAATTTTCCATTTTTTAAATCAGGTAAAATCTCTTTGTAGCACTCCATTGTTGTCACAAGGTAGTTTTTTTCGCCAATAAAATTTAATCCATTTCCGCTGTAAATATCCTCTTTGCAACTTTTGATTTCATAGCATGCAAATATTCCTTTTTCGATTGCTGAGATAGAGCACTGATTTTCCGGAATAAATTGCATGTAATCTACTCTTCTTGCCTTTCCTGCTGCGTAGCCATAATCAAGGCTTACTTCTCTAGCCCAGTATTTACCTGGACCAGAAAAACGGCTTTTTTCCAACAATCTGCTAAGAAATTTTGTTGTTTCAGATCTTTTCATATTTCCACCTCACTATCCTCTGGCATATAAAACACGGATTCTTTCCCGCTCCAAGCATCATCGTTTTTTACCGACATAAATTTACAATATGCTTCCTGAATCATATCCAGTACCTTCATGGCTTTTTCTTTTGCGGAATATCTTCCGACCATGAGTGAGCCTGTGCCATCTTCGACATAGATATCCTCACTATCCTTTTCAGGAAACGCTGATACTGTGCAAATATTGTCGAAATTTACAATCATTCTTTTATCCTGACTTCTGATTAACATTTTGTGTCCTCACTTTCTCATATAATTCAAAATATTCTTCCCATGTTTCTGGCAGTTTGGTACAATCTGGCTCATAAGGTTTTGGATATACTGTATATCCACACTTCGGACATTTAATTTGTGGTGGAAAGTCTCTACTCCATTCCATGTTTCCGCCACATTTCCTACAACGAATGTATCTCTCTACTTTCTTTGGTTTCGTTTTGAAGAATGAAGTGTAATTATTTTTTTTCATTTCTACCCTCACTTTCCCCATGTAAGCAACTGACACGCTATCAATTTAGATTTACGTTCATTTTTCTTGCTATAGTTTCTATAACTGTCACTGTTACGCCGTTTCCTGCCTGTTTGTATAACTGGCTGTCAGAATTTACGAACTGTGCTTTATCAAAATAATCATCAGACCAACCTTGCAGCCTAAAGCATTCTTTCGGTGTCAGCTTCCGGATTGCTATGTAACACTGATATTTTTCATACCAGACCGCATATACAACCAATTCTTCCGACACTTGAACAAATATCCCTTGATTGCAGCTTGTGTCTAGTGTGTTTGCAATCTCTTTCCCAACTCTTCCTCTTCTTATCTTACTACCTGGAACTGATAAATTCACAGCATCGACACCAACTCTGCACTCTGAATATCCTTGTTTTGTTGCTTCTGCTACCTTTACACAAATATCTAAATTATTTTCTTGCGATTGTCCTCTAAGTATCGAAACTTTATTTCTAGGAGCAACTTTCCTGATTGTGCTTGCTGTAATGTTTTTGAACTTAACAGCAACAGCCGTAGCACCTCTGTCTGTTTGGCAAGCGAAATTTACTCCGCTGTTTTTCTGGTATTGATTTTTCAATGTTCTGCATGTTCCATCTGGCATACAATTAAATCCAGTAGGTTCAATCGCTACGCCATGTATATCTGCTCTTGTAAGTGTAAACATTGGCTCGCCATTGTCTCTGAATCTCCGTCCATTCTGACGTTTTTCTGCGCGATCTGGTGTCAATACTGGAATTGCAATCTTTGGATTATTCCCGTGCCCTGCCGAATGGCAATTTGCAATACCATCAGTCGAAAGAATTTTGCCGTCCTGAGACGAGCTTATTTCACCGATAATTTTAATTGCTGTTTTAATTCCCTCTCCTTTATTTGTTGTTAAAGTAGGACTTAAACCATCCGAATCGTATACATTTCCGTTCATTCCTTTTCCTGACGGATTCACATTGCATACTACTCTGACACTTCTAGGCTCTTTATAACCTCTGATTGTTAGCGTCGGGCATACATTTTCGTGTACTCTTATCTTTTTATCTTGACCAATGTGACTTGCGTCAAATGTTATGGATACTTTGGGTTCTGTGTTTCCTCCCGGCTTCGTACTGATTGTTGGAGCTAATCCATCATCGCTATAAACTCTATCTCGCTGTGAATTTCTACCATTAAGACAACTAAAAAGATTTAACGAAACACTATTTTTTTCGTCTGTTCCTTCGATAGGAAATATTTTTGAGGTACTTCTCCCTCTAAGATGTCCGATAATAAAACATCTTTCCCGGCTTTGCGGTACTCCGAAATCTTTGGAGTTGAGCACCTGCCATTCTGCATCATACCCTGCCCTATCCATTTCAATGAGCAGTCTGGCGAAATCCCATCCTCCATTAACACTAAGCAGATTTTTAACGTTCTCAATGAAAAGGTAAGTGGGTTTATCTTCTTCTTTGAGTTGTCCGACAAGGTACATAACTCTGAAAAACAGGCTTGAACGGTTTCCTTGAAATCCGGCTTGCTTTCCTGCAACGGATATGTCCTGACAAGGGAATCCGAAACACCAGCAATCTGCTTTTGGAATGTCTCCGGCATACACTCTTCGAATGTCATTTGCATACCATTCTCCATTTCTGTATTCCTCCTTTAATATTTCCTTCTGTCTTTTCTTGATAGGAATATCTTCCAATGTCTTTCGCTGCTCTTCTGTCAGTAAGTGCATTGAGATGTAACTCGCAGTAGCAAATTTATCGAATTCGCAAAAACCAACGCATTCATGCCCCGCTAATTCCATTCCCCTGCGAAATCCTCCGATTCCTGCGAAAAAATCTATAAACTTCATTTTAAACTCCCATCTTCTTAACCATCTTCTCTCCTCTATCCCATTACGCTCGCAAGGAACTGCCTCTGTTCTCCTGCTGCTTTTTTCTTTCGAATACCTTCCTCTGGCATTTGTAACTCTACACAGGTCTTAATGATCCGGTCTCTGGTTCTGGTGTCCACATTCAGATTATCGGTGCTCATATTGGAAGTGTAAATTGTAATGTTTCCGTCCTCCATACGCTTGTTGATCAGACGGAACATTTCCTGCCGCTGCCATTCCTTGTCTGCCTGTGCGCCGATATCATCCAGAACAAGAAGTTTGCAATCCCGGTATACCTGACTGGGATCCTCTTCTCCGCGATCACGCTTGTAGCTGTCACCAACAGCGCTTATGTAGTCAGGTGCAGTCACGAAACGCATTTGCAGATCGTATTTCATCATCACCGATTTCGCCAGACAGCACGCCAAGAAGGTTTTTCCACTTCCCGGTGTCTTGCTCCACAGATACAGTCCCTTTCCTGCCATTTCCCACTTCTGGAAATGGTTCAGAAAGGTGGTGCACAAGTCTCTCAGTTTGCTCATGTCTCTCTGATAAATATCAAAATCGAACTTGCCAAGATCTGCATCATGGTACTCTTTTGGTACTCCGGTACGGTCCTGTGCTCTATAACCACCTTTGCACTTTGGACATCTGCGAGCATATTGAATTTCTTCTGGAAGTCCGTAATCATAGACCGTGGCATAATATGTCTCCCATCCAGTCCCATGGCACACAGGACACTCACCATAATCTGACTGAGTTAGTTGGTTCTGGTTCATCTTTTATCGCCTCTTTTCTCGCATCATAGTTTCCGTCAAGGACCTTTGCCATGTTGGAATCACTGACCAACCAGTCAAATGTTGCTGACCAGTTGCGTTTATTTTTTCCCTTCAGGAAATCGGAAGCCTCTGCCTTTTCAAACAAAGTCTGGAAGTCATCAAGAGTGTAACCTGTCTTCATTCTGGCATTTATAGCCTTCTTCCTTGCCTCAGACATCTTTACCAGGCGGGGATACGACCCACAAACGGAATTGTACAATTCACGAATCGTGGTATAGATGCTGTTTTCAGAAATTCCACTCTCATAATCTCCTTTAGGAGATTTATTATATTCTTCCTTTCTTTCCTTCTTCCCTTCTTCTATTGTTGTCACTTGACTGTCACTTGCTTGTCGATTGACTGTCACTTGTGTGTCGCCTGACTGATACCTGTCGTAGTTTTTTACCGTAATTACGCTGAATTTAACGTGTCGGTTGCTTGTCACTTCTCCGGTATTTTCCAGATGTTTTAGTGCCGTTCTTACATTCCTTACTGTAAGCCCTGTTTCTGCTGCTAGATTCTGCAAAGAAGTCACAAATGATCCTCTTGGTACTTCTATTCCCTGAAACCTTCCGTCTTTCCAGTTTGCTTTTAACAGGATGTGCAGGAACAGTACCTTCGTATTGATGTCCGTGTACCATTCCCAATCAAGGATTTTCCTGCTGATCTTCACGTAGTCCATAACCAGCCTCCCATTCCCTGTATATCTTCATCCATTCATCAAACGGCATCGTAACCAACCACTCACAATGGTTCTTCCTGTGGAACACCGCCGGAAGTTCATCCGGTTTCCGATTCCTCTTCGACTGATCTACAGCCTCATATATATTTAGTTTTTCTCTTCTCTTCACTTCAATGTGAATTCCAGGAAGACCAACTACATCCGCATCTCCGTTGGACCCACAATACTGCTGCCCTCTTCTTGCCTTGTAACCATACCCGCGAAGGATACCGGCTACTTCTCTTTCTCCGACAGCCCCTTTACTTCTACTATTCATGCGTCTCCTTTCCCCCTCAGGAAGTTATAACAGGCCACTCCCTGAGGGAAAATCGTGTGATATATCTATATGAATTTTAGTTGCACCCGTATTTTTTATATATAAGCTCTTTTGGATTCCATCCGGGATAGATACAACTCATGTATTTTTCGATATATGCCAGCATATCTGGCCGTAAACCTTTTGCTCCATTATCTAGAAGCTGATGGTGGTATCTACATCCGGTAACTCCATTCTGTTCGATTCCAAGTCCACCCTGTGATCGGTTGACAATATGCATAATATCAAGCTGCTTATATTGGAAATCGGATGAAGAATGCATATAAAAACCAATCTGGCAAAATATGCAGCCGTGATCTCTATCGAGAATTCTTTTGCGCGTTTTTGCATCAAACTGTAACGCTTTTGTTCTTTTGTTCATTTACACCACCTATCCCATACTGCTCAAAAAGCTTTCGTTTCTCAAATGGCGTCATAATCTCGCCGTCTGGTATTCCAGAATCCCTGCAATCTTGAATCAATCCACTAATCAAGCGTGCCATCTCCTCTGTGTCATATGTACTGGATCCTCTAAGAAGAACATACACTCTTTTAATTTCCCCATGCTTTGTGACCACTGTCTTTGGAAGCGGATTAAGATGATATTCCACCTTGTCCAAAACATCCCTTTCCGTTTCTTCTGTATCAGGAAGATAAACCGCAACCAGATTTCCGTCCACGTGTTCTATCTGACCGTAACGACGTAACATGTAGTTATGAGCCTCGTTATTCGTCCAGCCGTGGACTTTAGCAAGTTTGGTAAGCAATACCCAGTAATACGCATTTGCATCTAAGGAACGCTTATCCCTGTGCTGCTTAAGGCGTATATCCAGTTTCTCATGCTTGATGAGTTCCATTACTTCCTGAGCATTTTCATTCAGTTCCACCTGTAAGCTCCACTTTCCGGTCACGAGATCTTTCGCCAGTGATTTGATTTTTCCTGTAAATTCCATTTACGCACCACAATTTTGTTTGAAGTAGTTCAAATTTTTAGGATCTGTTATCGCTTTGATATTTCCAATAGTCAACTGGCTAATAGATGTCAGCTTATATGCTTCAAGAATCTTCTTCTCATTCAGAGCGTTCTTATTCAAGTATGATCTGAGTCCAGATATATCAGTACTTGACACTTCGGAAGAACTGTCATCTGCCCGATCGTACTTGGTATGGCTTTCTTTCCAGTAAACATCTGCCCCAATGCCAAGATTCTTACATGCCACTGACAATGCATCCGTGGTTGCCATTTTGTAACACTCATCAGATACATAGACTCCGTTCCGCTCTTTTGTCGCCAACTTACTACCGCCGGTTCCGGGAATTGCCTGTGACCACTCGCCCTCGTATTTGACGTACAGTTCAATCGCCACGAAAACACATATCTCATCACCAACAGTCTCCATCCATTTCTCAATTGTTTTGTAATACCAGCCAAGGCCGCAGGGACCGAACTGCTCCGTCAAGCACTTGATGCGCCACATCGGGTTAATGTCTGTAAAACCTTTCAGTCGTCCTGCCGTAATAGCTTTTTGGGCATCTTTAGGAACTTCCCGAACCTTGTTATATAACTCAAGATTTTCCATAAGCTTCTCCTACTTGATCTGGATATTCTGCGAAGTTATCAGAGTGATTCCCGGAAACTTTTCTCCGGCTTTCAGTGCTGCCTTCAGACCGGCCTTGTCCGGCTTAGGCTCTGAATACTTAAGATATTCTTCTGGGACAGATGCACCCTCCGCAATATCCACGGAGCTACCACTTCTAAAAGAAATTGCTACTCTTGCAGACTTAAACTTTTCACCATCCAGATATCGGGAAAGATACTCTTTCAGTGATGCCGCTTTGCTTTCTGCGACTTTCTGCCTCTTGGCAAGATTTTCTTTTTCAGATTTCAGTGCTTCTGCATCTGACAAAAGATTCTTAATCCAGCAACCAATATTCTCAATCTTCTGGCTCCTTTCCATCTGGAGAGCATTCAACTTTCCCATATCAATGATCTCTCCGGTCTCCATGTCTACACAGTTCAATATCGCATTATCAATTTCGTACAAATTCATTTTTCTTCTCCTCTCGCTCTACAGCAGTATAATTATCTGCCTGTCTTTTATAAATTCCAGAATGCTTATGCCTTATAACTTCTAATTCCTTTTCAGAAATACTTCCATTCCCTGTCAGATTCATACCGAACACCTTCCTTTATTCAGAATGCTGAGTAGATATTCATTAGCTTTATCGAAACTATAGATGTCTGGTTCGAACTTATAATGCTGCGACAGCATAAAGTGCTTTTCGATTGCACCATTGTGTCCAAAGACATACAAATAAACCATCGTTTCATCACCATCAATTTTGTAATCAAATGTTATGCGCCTGCTTGTCTCGTTAGAAACCCTGACACATAAATCAAAGATTTCTCTGACTTTCTCTTCGTTCATAATGTCCTCCTTGTATTGACTTTTAGTTTCTTTCCTTCTACAATGAAGAAGAGATATATTGTCTTGGATCCTTATTTGAGTTGCAGCTCTGAGGATCCTTTTTTAGTTGGCATGTCTAGCATGTCCATTCTTTCCACGTCCTTGCTATGTACACAGCTCCGATCAGTCCCAACGCTCCCATGATCTGGTCACGGCTGTTGTCCCAGGTCCAGAACGGAAGATACGTTGCTATCCCTCCAATCAGAATGGAGTCTATCCAATCTTTCATGTCAAAGCCTCCAATATTTCCTCGTTAGGGAAGTTCAATCGAATAAAAATATGCCGCAGTTCCGGATACGTGAATGTTTCTGGCTTATTTCGCTTTTTACGGAAAGTGTTTTCTGCCATTCCGGTAATTGCTGCCATCTGTGCATCACTTACTCGCTCGGCCTCCATCCTTTTTGCAATATTGCCTTTCAAAAGGATGTATTTCTTTTGTTCTGTGGTATATCTGATTGCCACAGTCTTTCCTCCTTTCTTACTTGATAAACATCCATGCAGCGTTTGAAAAAATTAATGCAATCATGGTTACAATCCATGCACAGAACCATTTGTGAGCCTGCTTTTTCGCCTCTCTTACAACTTCAACTGCATAGAAAGTTTCGAACTCTTCAAAATTTGTCACTTTTTTATCCTCGGTTTTCTTCATAAAAAATCCTCCTGTTCTCTTGCGAAATACAGGAAGAAATGATATGATTGTCCTGTAATCCGCTAGCACGATTAGTGGTTTACAGCTCCGAGGCGAGAGGTTTCAGCTCTCCTTCGGAGCACTTTATTTTTCAAAATGTTTTTCCATAAGGTCAGCAATCATTAGATATTCTTCTGCAATTCTCCCTTTTCTGGTATTTTTTACCTGCTTGCGGAATTCCGGAATAGTCCCAAAGAAACATCCGCATGCAACTCTGACCTTTTTATCTTTGCATCTAAAAAACGTAGTGGTACGGAATTGAGTACCAAATCCATGAATAATTGTGTAATCTGCATCGCCGGACACCCTTGCATTGCCGGACACCTCTGCATCGCCGAACACCCTTGCATTGCCGGACACCCATGCATTGCCGGACACCTCTGCATCGCCG